GGCGTTCACTATTATCCAGGAAACGGCGAGCCAACCGACTGGCTTCGGTGGCAGTGCCCGAGTGCAGCGCACGGCGTCGGAGACCGGGGTACTTCCGGTCTGTGTGGGCCAGGTGCTGTCCAGTGCGAACTCGTACAACTACGCCGGGGAACTGGTCGAGTTTTCGTTCTGGGCCAAAAGCGGGGCGAACTTCTCCTCCGCGCTGGACAATGTAACTGCGACTATCGCGACGGGGACCGGGGCGAATGGCAGTGCCGCGAACTTCTCGACTGGGGCGTGGACGGGTTATGCTGCCGCGACTGCGACGTCTGTCACGATTAGCACAACCTGGACCCAGTACTCCGTGACCGCGACGATCCCAGCGGCTGCGGCTCAGGTCGGGGTGAAAATCTGCTACACTCCGGTCGGGACTGCCGGGGCAGACGACTGGTTTGAGTTCACTGGTGCACAGCTGGCGAGCAATCCGGGGGCCTCGGCTCGGATCTCGGGGACCGATACGGCGTATTCGATGCTGGATTTCGAGCATCGATCGACTCCGGTGGAAACTACGCTGCAACAGGCGTATTACTTCCGAGTTACGGAAAGCGCGGCCATTACGCCGGTGGCGACCTGCGCCAACTCGACCACGTCTCTTGCGCTCTGCTGGCTGCCGTTCCCGCAGACCATGAGAATTATCCCGACGATGACTTACACGGCGGGCTTTGCTGCGAATACGACTACCGCGATGACTGCGGTCTCGGCGTGTACGGCGCTGGCGACAGCGAGTGCTGTTGCATCGACTGCGGTCAATACCAACTCGGTACTTATGGGGTGCACCAGTAGCGCGGCGTTTGGGGCGGCTGGAACGACGTCGTTCCTTTACTCGAACAATGGAAGCGGCGTGATTCAGGCGAGCGCTGAGCTCTGACGATTTAGCGGACAGGCGGCGCAGGTCGCCTGTCTTTGTAAGTCGTCGGGACGGTCCCCCTTGTCCCACCGTTTGTTTAACAAACCCTTTCCCGAGTCCGTCCCGTCATGGCAACCGAAGCCGAATTCCCGCAGAAACTCCAATGTCTCTTCCAGCCGAAGAGATTTAAGATACTGTACGGGGGCCGCGGTGCCGGGCGGAGTTGGGGTGTCGCCCGAGCGCTTTTGTTGATTGGAGCCGAACGGCCGATCCGGGTATTGTGCGCCCGCGAGTTTCAAAACTCGATCACCGACTCGGTTCACAAACTACTCGCCGACCAGATCAACAATCTTGGGCTGGGAGATTTCTACGAAATCCAAGCCTCGAGAATTGTCGGCCGGAATGGCACGAGTTTTGCATTTGAAGGAATCAAGAACAACACGACGCGAATCAAATCTTACGAAGGGATTGATTACTGTTGGGTGGAAGAAGCAGTCAAGGTGAGCCGGGCGAGCTGGGGTATCTTGATCCCGACCATTCGAAAGGACGGGAGCGAGATCTGGATGACGTTCAATCCAGAACTCGAGACAGACTACACGTATCAGAGATTTGTCGTCGACTCGACCGATTCCGAGAGAAAATTCGTCATCAAAATGACTTGGCGGGACAATCCGTTCTTCCCGCCGGAATTGCTCTCCGAGATGGAAGCGGACAAACGCCGCGATCCGGACTACTATCTGAACGTCTGGGAAGGCCACACGATCCAGATGCTCGAGGGCGTGGTCTATGCGAAAGAGATGCGGCGGGCACAGGAAGAAAACCGGATCATCGCGGTTCCATACGACAGAACCGTTCCGGTCAGCACCTACTGGGACTTAGGCCGCGCGGACAACACCGCGATCTGGTTTGCTCAGCGGGTGGCAATGCAGTGGCGAGTCCTGGCGTATTACGAGGCCAGCGGCGAGGATATTGGGCATTTCATCAAATATCTGCAAAACCGGTCGTATATCTACGACCACGCTTTTCTCCCGCACGATGCTCGGGCGAGACGGCTGGGAACGAAATTGACGATCGAAGAGCAACTGCGGGAATCGGGTCTGTCCCCGGTGGTCGTGCCGAAGCAGTCACTCTTGGACGGGATCAACGCGGCGAGAATCTTTTTCCCAAACTGCTACTTTGATCAGGAGAAATGCGCGGACGGGCTGAACGCGCTTCGCCACTATCGGTATCGGATTGTCGACGGAGCGTTTTCCAACGAGCCAATTCATGACCAGTTCTCCGACGGAGCTGACGCGTTTCGCTATATGGCCCTGGCGTCGCATCACCGAAGCGTGGACAAACGCGGCGTCCTCGACCGACTGCTCGCGGCGAAAGAGCAAGCCCGTGCGGCAAAAGAAATTAGAGAGTCCGGGCGTAATGGCCGCGGCGGAAATCTTGGGTGGCTTGGATGACTGATGAAATGACTGACATCCCTGGGGCAGACCCGATTGTCCGCGAAGCACGCAAGCGGTTCAACCGTTGCTCGGAATGGGAGTCCGCGAGTCGGCAGCGCGGCATTGATGACTATCGGTTTGCCAACGGTGACTCGGATAATGGATTCCAATGGCCGGACTCGATCCGGCGGAATCGTGATACGGACTCACGGCCGTGTCTGACGATGAACATCATCAAGCAGCACAATTTGCAAATCTCCAACGAAGCGAGGAAGAACAAATCTCAGGGAAAAGTATTGCCGACTGGCGGCGGAGCAACAATCGAGTCCGCGTTGGCAATGCAGGACATTGTCCGGCATATTGAGAATCGGTCGAATGCCCAGCCGATCTACACAGTCGCCCGCGGGTTCCAGATCGACATGGGAATCGGCTGGTGGAGAATTGTGACCGATTATGTCGCAGACGATACGTTCGATCAGGAGGTTCTGCTCCGGCCGGTGAACGACCCCCTCTCGGTGTTTATGGACCCGGATATTGCTCAAAAAGACGGAAGCGACGCTCGCTTCGCATTTGTCTTTGACAACGTCCCGCGCGACCTCTGGAAGGAGAACTATCCGGAATTTGCCGATTTGGTCGGACACAATCCAATGGGAGTCGGGGGGAGCGATTCCGACTGGGTCTCGGATAACTCGATCCGGATTGCCGAGTACTTTCGCAAGACCTTCGTCATGGACAAGCTCTATTCGTTTGTTCACGAAGGGGAACGGAAGAATCTGCGACAGTCGTATATGACTCCGGAGATTGAACAGTCGATCGCCGACGATCCGCTGACCAAATCTCGCCCGATCAAGGTCGAGCAGGTCGAGTGGCATTTGATCGCCGGGGACAAAATTGTCGACTCGACAATCTGGCCGGGCAAGTACATTCCGCTGATACGGTGCATCGGGGAAGAAGTCGTCATTGATGGAATTCTCGACCGGAAGGGTCATACTCGGGCGATGAAGGACCCACAACGGATGCTGAACTATAACGCGTCTGCTCAGGTGGAATTCGTCGCGCTGCAGGGCAAGACCCCGTGGATTGCACCGGCAAAGGCGATTGAAGAATACGAGTCGATGTGGAACACTGCTAACGCAGTGAACCACTCCGTTCTGATCTGGAACAACCGGGACGACGAGGGGAATGAAATTCCCGCTCCGCAGCGGACCCAGCCTCCCACCGCGTCCCCAGCGTATGAAGTCGGGATGCAGACTGCTTTCAATCAGGTGATGATGGTGAGCGGGCAGTGGCAGAACCAGATGGGGATGATGGGGAATGAGCGGACGGGCAAAGCAATTGCGCTCCGGCAGAACCAGTCCGACACCGCGACTTTCCATTTCCAGGACAATTACGAAGAGGCACTTCGCTTCTCGACGGTGCAGCTAATTGATCTGGTCCCCCGGATTTACGATACTCGCCGGGTGATCTCGATCATGGGAGACGATGGGCAGACGTTCGAGATGCAGATCGATCCGGCAGCGCAGCAGGCCTATGCGACGCAGATGTCAAAGGATGGATTCGTCGCGACGCGGATTTTCAACCCGCAGATGGGGATGTATGATGTTGCTCCGGGCATCGGTCCGGCGTTTGGAACGAGGGCGGAAGAAACTGCGGAAGCGCTGACGTTGCTGCTCACGCAGGCCCCCGCGTTGGTTCCGGTGGTCGGGGACCTGCTGCTGGGATCGATGTCGTTTGACAAAGCGCAGGAAGCGGCCGTTCGGTTGCGCCGGATGGTCCCGCCGCAGGCCCTCGGGTCCGGCCCAAGTCCGTCGGAACAGCAGCTGCAGCAGGTTGTGGCGTCGCTACAGAAAGCGTTGGCGGAGTCCCTGCAGAAGCAAGGCAAGGCGGAGATTCAGCTTGCCGGGCGGGCGCAGTTGCGCCAGACGGATGTATTCAAAGCCCAGACCGAACGACTCTCTTCGTTGAAGGACTTTTTACCTGCGAACCCGCAGGGCCTGGAAGCGTTGATCCGGCAGATCGTGAGTGAAGCGCTCGGGACCAGTCTCGCTCCGGTCATTGAGGCGAACGCGAACAATCTGGACATTGACGGCCCCGGGGGAGTCCCCAACGCGAAGCGCGCTGCTGACGGGAATCACTACATTCCCGACGAGCGTCGGCCCGGGAAATTCCTCCGGGTGGAGAAGCGGCAATGAGTGGGGAGAAGTATCTGCCAGCAAGCGAGGCAAAGAACGCGCTGCTGCGACAGTATGTTCTCGATGAGATCGCATCGGGCGAGACGACAGACGCGCCGGGGGAGGGGTACAACGTGCTGTATGGTGGGGAATTGTTCTCCGGAGATCAGCACCCGAATGTCCGACATGATCTCGGCGATGGAACTTACACCAGTGCTGCCGGGCGGTATCAGTTCCTCACCCCGACTTGGGAGAGCGAAAAGAATGCACTCAATCTGAAAGATTTTGGTCCAGCGAGCCAGGACGCCGCAGCGTGGCATTTGGCGAACGAGACGTATCGGAAGGGAACGGGGCGGGAGCTGCTGGAGGACGCGGCGAGCGGACAGGTTGATTGGGACGTGCTGAAGCCCGTCTGGCCGTCACTTGATGGGGAAGACGGAACACGCCCGCAAACAGCTCAGGATGCTCCGCAATCTTCAGCACCTGCTCCCGTTAGAAGCGCTGGAAGCGGCATGGCCCCGTCTGACCTGCCCCAGTTCCTGCAAGCCTTCCACAAGAACTACGAATTTGTCCCCGTCGACTACGATCCGTTTGCTGTGCTGGAGAGTCAAAGTGGCAAAAAATGAACTTCTCGAGTCGAGCGGGAAAAAGCAGAAAAAGACCGACCGGACTGACGTCGCGGTCTTTGGCGGGCTGAAGGGGATTCTCCGGCTGGAGAAAATGCTGAAAGAAGGTGGGGAAGCGAATGCCCTGGCGTCTGGTGCGATGGGACTGGGGAAGAAAGGGTCTTTCGCGAATTGGCTGAAGGCCCAGGACCTGACCGCGACGGGCAAGTCGTCGGATGAGGTCTGGAATGAAACCGGGTGGTTCCAGCACCCGATCGACAAGGGCTGGAGAATGGAAATCCCGGACGCCGGGGCGAAGTTTGACTTTGACAAGTTTATGGAATTGACGGACGAAAAGAAAGCTTGGGCTCCACACGACGAGTATTTGCAAAACAAGTGGGGATTTGTGCGAGACAAATTGAAAGAAAAAGGAATTGATGTTCCGGCTTCGGGCAGTATGTCCACTGATATTACCAAACTCAGCGAAGCACTCTACGACAAAAACAATGCGCTTGATTGGCGCTGGGTCGAAGACATGCGCCGCGAAGCGAACAAGACATTTGGCAGTCAGCCTCCTATGCCGAAGCGGCCGACTCTCGACCAAATCATCGACCATTCGGAGCTTTTCCAGATGTATCCGGAATTGCGCGGGGTGCAAGTGCAGCGGGAGTGGAACCCGCTCTACCGTGGGTCGTACAACGAAGAGACTAATCGACTGGCGCTGAAGCCCGCGGCCGAGTATGACGAAGCGGGGAGTGGTCCACTGTCCACCGGACTGCACGAGATTCAACACGGAATCCAGTCAATCGAAGACCTGGAACGCGGGGCGAATCCCGGAGCGGTCTCGCAAGATTTCATTAGCGGGTTGGAGAAGTTCTTTGACGAAGCTACGCCGTCCCAACTGAGCGATGATGAGTTTCTTCACGCGATGAAAGAATTTGCTGACGATCCAAAGACGATGGGATATCGCCGATCGATCGGCGAGACCGAGGCGCGGAATGTGCAATTGCGGAAAGTCATATCCGATAAATATGGGCCAGAGATTTTACAGAAATCGAACCCACTTTCTACGATGAGCTATCCGCCGGAAGCTCAATACACCATCAATGAACTTCTCACTGGCTTCGGAGGGCAATGAAATGCCACGGAAAGTAATGCACGCACATTGGCGGGTTGCGCAGTTGGCAACCGAAATGGCACACAATGTCTATGACGAATTGATGATGCGGAATGACTGGTACACCATCTGGAAGAAATCCCACCCGAATATCTCGTCTCCACAACGGCTGGAGAATTTGTGGGTGAAACGGAATCAACATAAATTCATCGCCGCCGCGCGACACACCCTTGCCGGGATGTTGGCCCTGCCGTACGATTCTGACTTGAAAGATCAAATCCACGAGGCGCTTGTATTGGATGCGACGTTGCGCGCGGGTCGGACGAAGACTGCGTACAATTAGCACGAACGAGAAGGGAAAATAAGATGAAGAGAATTCAGATTAATTGGGCTACGGCAGATGCCCCGGCGGGCCCGGCTCCAGCGCCGAGCGAGATTGCCCCGACACCAGCACCAGCGGTCGCAGCTGCTTCCGCTCCTGCCCCGGCAGTGGAAAATCCAGCACCAGCGGAACCTGCTCCGGCTCCGGCCCCTGCTCCTGTCCCCACCGAAAAGACCTCCGACTGGCGCGATCGCCGCATCGCCCGACTCACCGCGCAGTTGCGGGAAGAGCAGCAGAAGGGCAAGGCAAATCCCGCGCCCGCTTCTGCGGCGAAAGTCGCGCCCCTCGACCCAACTGCCGACTTCAACAGCCGTGTAGCTACCGCTGCTGCTGCCCAGGTCGCTGCGACTCGATTCAACGACAAGTCCAATGCTGCTGCGGCCTCCGGCCGAGCAAAATATGGAAAGGACGAATTCAACTCGTCCATCCGGTCCCTCGTCTCCCAGTTTGTCCCGGATGACAGCGATCGCGACGCGCTCGGTCGATACAATGCGTTCATCACTGCAGCACTGGCCACTGGTCATGCAGAAGATGTGATTTATGAATTGGGCCGGAATCTGGACGAGGCGGAGACGGTGATGGAACTCGACCCGCTCGAAATGACGGCCGAGTTGACGCGGCGATTTGCGCTTCCAGTTCCCGCTGGAAGCGGGAAGAACGAAATTTCCGCTGCACCGAAGCCAATCCGTCCGATTACGCCGGGGAACGAGACCATTCTCGACCCGGCGAACCCGGAACAGTCGAGCAAGCTGTCTACCTCCGAATGGATGGCTCGACGGAACGAGCAAGTCGCAAAGCGGAGCGCGCGATGAGCACGGCGCGTGTGCTCGATCCGTACGTACGGGCGATGACCCTTCCAGTTTGGATCGACGGACCGTCTGTTCCAGACGATGTGGAGTTGCGCCGGAACGGGGATTTGGCGGCAATTATCATTCGGGGAACTCGGGCGGCGATTGGGTTTGTTCCAAGTCGAGTCGAGGACCTCGTTCCGCTAATCGAGCGTCTCCGGGCGCAAGGCGAATAAATCGCGGGCTGTGCCCGTCAGTTCTCCTGGTCGAGCTGTAAATCGACCTCGTCGGGCCACTTCCGGCCTGCCATTGGCGAATGGAATGACAGGGGCAATTCGTAGAGTGCCGCCCTGCACTCACCACAGGGGAAAAGGCCCCGCTTGCCAAAGGAGGCCGAAGTGGCCAATGCACTACTCACAATCGACATGATCACGCGAGAGGCGGTTCGTCTCTGGAAAAACTCCAATGCATTTCTGCAGAATGTGGATATGCAGTACGACGACTCGTTCGCCGTGCAGGGGGCGAAGATCGGTTCGTCTCTCCGAATCCGTCTGCCAAATGACTTCACCGTGACGACCGGGCCGGCACTGTCTGTGCAGGACACGGCGGAACAGTCGACCACGCTTGTGCTGGCGACGCAGAAGCACGTTGATGTTGGATATTCGACGGCTGATCGTACGCTGTCGTTGGACGACTACGCTCGCCGGGTGCTTGCACCGATGGTCAACAATCTGGCCGGTGCAGTCGCCGTCGATATCATGTCCGGCAGCGAAGGCGGGATTTGCAACTTCGTCGCAAATCAGGACGCGGGGAATAATATCCTCTCCCCGATTGCTTCGACCTATCTCCGCGCTGGGGCGAACCTGTCGAATAACTCCGCTCCAGTCGGGAACCGAAAAGTCGTCAACTCGCCGGACACCCAGGCGTCCGTCGTGGCGACTCTGTCCGGTCTGCTGAACCCGGCCGCGGAGATCTCCCGCCAGTACGTAACCGGCAAGATGTACGACGCGCTCGGGTTTGTCTGGATGGAAGACCAGACGACCATTGCCCACACGAACGGCACGCTGGCTCAGGCCAGTGCGACGGTCGACGGGGCGAACCAGACGGGGCTCACGTTGACGGTGGCGGCCTTGGCGGGGACTCTCAATCAGGGCGACATCATCACCATTGACGGAGTCTTCCAGGTCAACCGAATCACCAAGCAGACTCTCGGGCGCCTACGGCAGTTCGCAGTGACTGCGGACGTGGCCGCCGGTGCGACGGAAATTCCGATCTATCCCGCGATCGTCCCGGCGGTTGGTGGACAGCCGGTGCAGTACCAGACGGTGGACGCGAGTCCGGCGAACGGTGCGGGTGTGAACCCGGCGAACACGCTGGCCGCGAGCACGCAGTACACGAAGAACTTCGGCTACGCTCCGGAGGCGGTGACCCTGGCGACGGCCGATCTGGAAATGCCGAAGAACGTCCATGAAGCGGCGAGAGAGTCGTTTGATGGTGTGTCGATGAGAATGGTGACCGACTATTTCATCGGGACAGATCAGCTGATCACACGCTTGGACGTCCTCTACGGGTATCTGTGGATTCGTCCGGAATGGGCTGTTGTGGTCGCTGACATCGTCTATGGCTAATCGGGCATTCGCCCGGGTGATTTGGAAAGGAAAGATCGATGAACTGGAATGAGTTCAAAGAACGTCTGATGAAAAGTCACCTTGGCGACATGGAAGCGCAAGAGCGGATCAATCAAGCTGTCCGTACGCTCCGGGACGGACTGCAAACCCTCGGCCGGTTGGGACACCACTTCCATCTGGCCGAGGGGACTTCGGCGAACGTGGCCGAATCGGAGAACAATCCAAACGGCGGGTCTACCCTCCCCGCCGGGGGAGAGACTGAATCGCACGCCGCACCCTCCCTTCCGGTCGCGAATTCGTCTCTCCCCAAATCACCTGCGGCACCGAGCAGGGCCGTAATCAAGAAGGTAGCCCATCGGACTACCAAAACCCTGGAGAAGAAAAATGGCTGAAAACGGAAACCGATTCACTATCTACGACGTGATGTCCCAGCGAGGGGACTTCCGACAGAACCCGGCAAATCGCGGAGCCAAAGACCACCGCGGGCTCTCGATCTTCAAGAAAGCAGACTTCCCGCAGATTCTCTACCACCCGAGCGGGGAAGAGATCATTGCCGTCCCGGCCGAGGCTGTGGCCACACCATTTGGCCCGAAGATGGTGGGCGAGCAGCGGCGTCTCAAGACCAAGACTGTCCACTCGGAAGAGGAACTGGCCGAGGCGCTTGCCGCGGGCTGGCACAAGCATCCGGCGAAGGCACACAAAGCCGCAGGCCGCGCAGTCGAAGTTCCGAAGGTCAATCGGCAGGCAGTGCAGGAGCAGATCGCGCAGCTGCAGGCCACGCTCGACGCGGCGGCGGCGGAAGAGGCGAGTGCCCTCGCGGAGCCGATCAAGAATTCGCCCGATGCTCCGGCCACCGGCGCGGCGGTCATTGCCAAGCTGAAGGCGACGGCAACGGCGAAGGAAGCGGAGTAAATCCCGTGCAGCTGGACCCAGAAACAACAACCGTCGGGGACCTCGTGCGGGCTGCGATGCAGGACGCCGAGGTAATTGGCATCGGGCAGAACGCGACTCAGGGTGAAATCAA